GCTTTCAGTACATTCCTATCCTGCATGGTCAGTCCCTTTGCCGAGGGGCTGGCCGCCTTATTGCCATTCATATTCGATATTGGTGTCTGATTGCCGAGATTGCCGTCTCGGGCAGTGTTGTTGCTTCGTCGTAAAAAGTTGAAATGGGCGGCGTCATTTGAACCTTTGTTTTGGGCAAAAGTTGAAATGAGCGACGCGGTGCGTTGCGATCGTTTTCGTGTTTTTAGGCTGGCTGAGGCTGGCTGGAATTCTCGTCTTTGGGTCTTACGCGCGACTGCTAGAGTTCCGCATAATCTGGTTATGTGAACCCAAAGGTCTGATAATATATGATATCTGACGCCAAACGTCTGATAATACATGGTATCTGACCCGTTATGTGCCGCATCTGCCATTAAATACATTATCGGTTTTCTCGTACTTCCCGGCAACTTTGTGACAGGCAATTCTCGCACCTGCTGAGTGCTTTGTCCGAGAAAAGTTTTGGCTGGGTACGTTTTGGGGGTCCATTTTAACTTTTTAACCTGCGTAGAGAGAACACATACAGTCTGTGCGTTGCGTGCTGTCGTTTGCATGTTTTTAGACCCCTCTCTATTAATATCTATGTATATGTTTTTATATGTTAAAAAGTTAAAACAGAGGCAACGTGCTGTTCTCGCTCAGCTTTTCTGATTCAGCGTTTTCATATTTTAACTTTTGCAGGTTGAAACGGGGCCCCCCAGCCCCAGCTAAGTAAAAAATGTGGTCTCATTTGATGCTTGTTTGCTTCGAAAGCGCTGAGGTGGGGGGCTTTGCGTTAAGTACCGGTGCGCATGATGTCTATCGCATCGTGGCCAGTGTCCCGAACGTAGCCGGCTACAGTGTCGATTGACTTGTGGCCAGTGACTTTCTTGATGTCTAGGGCTGTGTAGCCTTGGCTGGCCAGATAGGTCACGACGCCAGCTCGAAGAGAGTGGGAGCCGTACCCAGCTGGGTCGATGTGAGCGAGGCTCAGATACTTTCGAACCAGGACCAGGATTGTCTTCTCATGGAGGGATTTGGTGTGGATGCTGTTATAGCTCCCGACGCCTCGGTAGAGTGGCCAATCCGAGTCATTAACGCTTGGTGGCGTTTGGGAAGCCTCAAGCCATGCTTCGAGTCGCGCGACTGGGTCGAAGAGGTTGCCGGTGCCAATTGACTTAGTCATCCCCTCACAGTCTTTGTCTGCTTTGCTTGAAAGCCAGTGAAGTCGGTAGCCGATTCGGAGTCCGTCTTCGATGATCGGTGTGACGTTGTTTCGAGTCAGGCTGACAATCTCGGAGCAACGGGCCCCGCAGTTCCAACCGAGAGTGAGGAGTGATTCGTTGCGGATGGTCAAGATGCTGTCGGTGCCATATTCACGGCGACCAGCTGCAAGCATCTTCTCAAGCATGTCGGGCATGATGGCTTTCATCTTCTTTTGCTTGTGTCCAGCTTTGGCGGCTGAGCGCTTAACGCCTTTCATGACACGCTTAACGCTCGGGTGGTCTGTGACCAGAGGTTGGTCTGGGTGAAGGTCGCGAAGCTTTGACGCCAGCCCAGCGATTCTGGCCCGGACGGTTGCCGGAGCATAGCCTTTGCCGCCTCTGGCGTATTTCTGCATCCAGACGACAAACGCCTGTACGTGCTCGACTGTTGGATTGTGCTCATTGACGCCGAGGGAGGTTGAGTGAACTCCCGCCCACTCAACAAAGTTCCCCCAGATTGTCCACGCGAAACCGTACGACTCGGTCGTGTTCTTAGCGCACGACTGCTCCTCAAGGTTCGCGATGTCCTGCAAAATGTCCATGTCGGACTCCTGTCTCTGTGTTGTTGCTCTCAAGCGCCTTACGGTTGCCGCCGTTCAGTGCTCTATTCCCTCTTATTGTGGTGCCAATGGCCCCCCACCGTCAACGAGCGAGGGGCCTCGAAACGACCTGCCTGATAAATAAAACCCATTTTTGTGTCAATAGTGCGAGAAATGGTTTACCTGCAAAATCAGGGATTCCTGGAGTGGCTGATAGGTCACCGCAACTGCTTGTCAGAGTCCCACTCGGACATGATGACGACGCCAAGATCCTCACTAATGCCAAAGACCTTCCAGCCGCGTTCGAGAAGGTAAGCCACGGCAACTTCGCAAACACCATTGTACGTATGGTCAAACGGAATTGTTACGGACTTTTTATAGCGTTTGTCCGTGATTTTCACGCGACTGTCTCTGGTGTTGGTTGGTCCGAGATACTTACAGGTCAGGATACGCTGGTTAAATCCGCAGATTTTTTTTACTTGCTCATACATGTTGTTGCTCTTTCTGCCCATTGCCGTGGGCTGTGTTTAGTTAGACGGATTTACTTACTGGTTTCTGACGAATTAATGTCAACGAGGTCATTCCACCGAAAACGTGGTTCCCAGTCGACGCATGCACAGCGGATACGCTCGGATGACTCCCAAGCGATTTCGTGGGTGTTTACGTTTACGAAGCATTCAATTTCGATGTCGGTGGAGCCGCACTCGGGACACGCCTGCTTCGGCTCTTTGGTGCTTGGGGCTGTCTCGAGCTCGTGACCTTCAAAGGAATCGTCACAATCCAAGCAGTCGACATGCCGCCATGCTGTCACGTCCGCGACTGCTGTGGGTGTCTCGGGCTGGTAGTCGCCTGTGTTGATGTTTAGCCGACCGTCAAGTCGGGCTATCAGGTTAGTGCTTTCGCATTTCGGGCATTTGTAGGTTGTCATGGTTTCTCCTTATACGCGCGACTGCATGGAGCAGCTGCACTTGCTGCAATTGAGCGGGCCCTTTTGGCCAGCACACAAAAAAACCCCAGGCTAGTGCCTAGGGTCCCTTGGTATGGTGGTCATTTCTTGGCCTTCTTTTTGGCTCGACTCTTAGCGCTCAACACATGCCGGTTGCACGCTTTACATGCGCTGTACCAATTGCCTTTAGATGCTCGATAGGTGAACCCGCTATTGGGGCCAGTTTTACCGTCGACGACTTCGATAGGCTTACGCTGCTCACAGATGTAGCAGGTTCGATACGTCTCGGTATGACGTGGTCCCGCGACTGCATTAGCACGCTTGGCGTGAATGGATTTTACGCAAGTCTTACAGATACCGTACGTTCGACTCTCGAAGTCGAGGTCCATCTGTGATTCTAGCTTGTCCTTGTTGCATACGTGGCAATTCATGAGGCTACCTCGCACGCTGCCAAGGCCTCAGTCTTCTCATCACCGCACTCATACCGGTTGAGGTCATAGCGCACCTTACGCACCTCGTTTAGAATCGAGACGATGAGGTCGTGTGGATATTGTTCACTCATGTAGTGGGCTGACCTGTTTCTAGCGATAGCTTCGACTAGGTCGTCTAATTGCTTAAGAGCATGCTCTCGGGATGCCATGCATGCGATGAGTCTTTGACGGTCTGCTTTGATGTATTTGTTGTCTGACATGTGTTGCTGCTCCTGCCATCTTGCCGGATGGCGTTGTGGTTGTTGCACTAGACACCTCAAGTGAGGTGTTTCGCCCATTCAGGGCTCGTCAGTAGTGCTACCAGACGCCTCGTTGGCCTACGGTCATTTTGGAGGTGTCACGCTCAGGGTAGTAGCGCCATACACCGATAACAGCGCCTGCAATGTGAACAATGAAACCGCGTACCACATAGGCGTCAAAGGTGGATGCATGCCACTTTGTCTTACCTTTGCGAGGCGGCGTGTAATCGAGGTGAATATTGGTAGCTAGCAGGCGTACCTTGTAACCTTCCCATCGGATACGAAAGTAGAGTTCAGTGAGTAGCTTTTTCATGCTGACACCTCCTAATAGCCAAGCCAGCCGAGAACGTCGGCAGACCAATAGATGCAGTTATGACCCCTCACTTCTGCGAAGAAGTCATCCATCTCTAGATTGTGGTTCTCTACGAGAGGGATGATGGATTCGACGTTTAACGCCCTAGGAAATGATTCGCTGTAGGTCTCTGGGTGCTCTGTGTCGTATTCGTAGAGGTCTGCCTCAGTTGGCTTGCTCATGGCTTTGCAATAGTGTTGGTTCCACTCTGTGAACATTGTGCTGTCCTTTTCTCGTCTGGGGTGTCTCAGGTAGAGAATGGGCAGTTCAGTGCATGCCGTGCCACATACGTACACTGAACATGCACAGGTGCGGTATGCGTTGAACTACTCAATCTCACTCTGATACTCCCCGGTTGGTTGCTGCTCTCGGTCTTGCCGGACCGATAACTCACGTTATGTAGACTATACTCTCCAATTCTCGTACGCCTGGCAAGCCCGAAAGCGCATATATCCCCCGAATGCCCTGTTTTAAGGCCATAGAACGTACGTCAGGCCGTTTTCTCACAGTGAGACGTGCTTTGGGCTGCCTAGGGCGCGCGCGCGTCTTAGAATCGATTCTCGAGCGAAGGGGGGGGTAGCCCCGCAGGCCGTTTTGCCCTGTAAGTGTTAGACACCGACACTAAAACTCTGCCGCTCAACTTCAGAAACGAGAATTAGACCCCACCAGGGCTGCCCTAGGTCTCAAATCGAAACCGCGTAAAACTAAATACGTGCCAATGCTTTGGGCGCGCGCGTTCCGCCCATAGATTTCCCCAAGAAAAACTGGGTTCGCGCGCGCCCTCTTAGCGAACAGGTGAGGCCAGTGGCCAAGAGAATAAACGTTAGCTACGACTTCCGACCAAACAAAAGCAACCACAACAAACACGCCGAAGCACTAGAAGCTGACGAGCTGCTAGAAGTCGACGCCCAAGGCATCCAAGCAAACAAAGAGCTCGAGACCAAAGTGGACGTCCACGTCTACCCATCGCTCCATTCGATGATGCACAACGCCTACGCCACCATAGACAGCGAATTCAGACAGCTAGCACGCATCTCCCAGGGCAGTGGCCTCGACCACTACCAGGGCAAGCACTTCAACTCGATGGTCAACAGCTACGCCAAGCTCATGCAACTGGAGCTGCAAATGCGCGAACAGAACAACCTTGAGGCGCAATCGGATGAGCAGATTCAAAAGCTCGCAGAAGCCGCCTACAAAAAACTAACCGGCAAACCCATGCCCAAAATCAAAAAGAAGACCGACGAAGATGGATGACAGCTTTAGCCTGCACGAAGGCCACGCGCTCGACCTTATTGATAACTTCGACGACAAGCTGGACCTAGTGGTGACAGATCCTCCGTATGCTTTGACCGGCAGCGGTGCAGAGCATGCCGTATCTTCGGCGGTTGCCTGCGTACTGCGCGAGACGGCCAAGAAGTTAGCCACAGGCTCATGGATGGTAGTTTTCTCAGCAAGCTCGTGGCGCAGCATCTCATATATGACTGAGTCCGTGCGGGGGATACTGTCGCCCGTCCGCGTAGCAAACTGGGTAAAACCCAAAGCCCACACTGCGGTTCGCACACCTGGCTGGTCGTGGACCACGGTCACACTAATCGCCATGCGCAAGGGTAAGCGAAACAACCCGGAACTCGTGGCGCCTCCCAACATCAACGACTGGCTTGAATGTGCGCCGATGACTAAGGCGCGCAGGGCGCAGCTTCCTCCGCAAGTGGCAGAATGGGCAGTTGCTCCTTACATCGTCCCTGGTGGCGTCTTTTTAGACCCATTTGCTGGCTCCGGCGCACTGCCAGCAGCAGCTGCAAGGCTGGGCATGAACGCACACGGGTTCGAAATAAATCCCCCTAACCAAGAGAAAACCGATGGATGACATCAAAAACACAATCCTCCGCGAAACCGGAGGCAGCAACCTAGCATTCCGCACAGGCGACCCAATTACCAAGGGCCACCAGAACGCCACGTTTGACCCAAAGCGCCTAGACAAGCTGCCCGTCCGAGTACGCCCCAGCGAGCCAGGCGATACAGCACTGATCTATCGCTCTTGGCTCAAGAGCTACCACGGGCAGAACCTCGATCAGCCGAAACGCATCTTCTACAAGCTGCACCGCCCAGTAGTGAAACGCCTGCTTGAGAGCGCCATCACGCTGGTCGCATGTGACCAAGAAAAGGGTGATGACATCTACGCCTGGCTCTGCGCTCAGCGAACCAGTCGCTTCTTGGTACTTCATTATGCGTACACCAAGGCATCGTTCAGACGCTTCGGTTTACAGCGGGCCCTCGTCAAAGGCTTCGACTACCACCGTGGAGAGCCAACGCTCACATCACATCGCGGCTGGGTATCGAAGGACCTGAAGCGCAAGGGTCACACACTCCTATACGTCCCATACCTCCAGCACGAGGGTGGGCTAACGCAGGTTGAGGAAATCTATGCAGATCCAAGCAATGCAATTGAATGACAACGTCAAGCCACTGCTCAATAACACTCACATCAACACAGTAAGCCCGCAACACCGGGACTACACGCTAACGCTGGATGACCGTGGGCAGTTCCTCAAGGTGGAGCATAAGAGCAAAGGCACCTTCTTGGTGCCCATCCATCAGATTAGCTGGATGCGGCCCGCCGCTGTCAAAGCTCCAAAAATCCCAACAAAGCGCAAGCCGGTGAAGTCCGTGACGAGGAGCTAATGCGTTGGCAGCTATCCTATAGGGCTGACCAGGTCTCAAGGCGGCTTGCCGACCGTCACTACTCACGTCAGAGCATAGGCTCAAAGCAGTTTGTGCCTCCGGGTCGCTGCTTTGTTCTACGCATCGGCAACCCTGCTCGAGCTCTATGGGTCACTAGCTGGCCATTCCAAGAATACGTAAAACACGCCTGGGCAGGCGCCTGGATGTGCTCGATGTTCCGCAACGAAGGCGCAGGTCTTAGCAGTGAGCTAATACGTGAAGCAGTCGCCGCCACCAAGTACAACTGGCCAGACATCCCACCGCTGGGCATGGTCACGTTTGTGGACACCACAAAGGTAAAAAGCCGAAACCCTGGCTACTGCTACAAGCACGCCGGATTTAAGCGTGTCGGTAAGACAAAGAGCGGACTGGTGGCGCTTCAGCTTTTGCCCAAATACATGCCAGCAGCTGCACCTGCCATTGGGATCCAAGAGTCGTTGTTTGAGGTCGCAGTTGCATGACCGACGACAGCTCAAAACACGACGCCCGTGCCGTCCTAAGAGAATACATCAAGCGCTTTGGTGACGTCCCAGACGACCAGAACGCCGAGCTGGACGAAGCACGCACGTATCGGTGGCGAGAAGATTTATTCACACAGCAAAGGGAACTCATCGACGACCCTGCGCTCTACAAGACCGCGCTATGCTCGAGGCGGTCGGGCAAGACCTACTCAGCATGCTACTACCTCATTGAAGTAGCCACACGTAAGCCGGGATGCATCTGTGCGTACATCGCTCTCACAAGAGGTAGCGCCAAGCGCCTCATGTGGGCCGAGATGAAGCGCGCAGCACGCAGATACATGTTGAACATCAAGTTTAACAATTCGGAGCTTATTGCGACGCTTCAAAACGGAAGCCAGATAATACTTACAGGCGCAAACGACGAAGCTGATGTAGACAAGCTCCGTGGTTCGGCTTACGCGCTGGTTATCTTGGATGAGGCGGCATCATTTGGGCCACACATCGACTCGCTGGTCGAGGAAGTATTAGAGCCAGCACTCGTTGATGCTCGTGGCACATTGCTGATGATAGGTACCCCGGCCGCCTCATTTGGCCTGTTTCACAAAGCAACGACCGACCCGACCTATGGTTATTCAAATCACGCCTGGACCATTCGCGACAACCCGCACATCCCACACGCTGAGGAATGGCTGGAGAAGCGCAAGAAACAACGCGGGTGGTCAGACAACAATCCCATCTACCTGCGGGAGTGGTGCGGTAAGTGGGTGAAGTCTGATGATAGCCTCGTCTACCGGTACTCCCAGCACAACGTCGTGGATACGGTGCCGCTGCATGAGTATGACTTCGAGTTCGTGCTGGGCGTTGACCTTGGCTACGAAGACTCAACTGGCTTTGTCATCGGCGCCTTCTGCCGTGACTTGCCCGACTTCTACGTCGTGGAGTGCTACAAGGAAAACCACCTGATACCTAGCGAGATTGCGGAAATCATCAAGGAGTATCACGCCAGCTATGACTTTACGGTGATGGTGGCGGACACGGGCGGTCTCGGTAAGAGCATCGTCGAAGAATTCAAGGCCCGGCACATGCTACCGCTGCGGGCTGCTGAGAAGCGCAACAAGCTGAGTTACATCGAACTGCTTAACGGCGACCTGCTCGACCGGCGGGTCAAGGTGCTTGAGGGCTCTGCGCTGCTGCAAGAGTGGGATCACCTCCAGTGGGACGAGGCGAAACGCAAGGAAGACCCACGCTTCGAGAACCACTTGAGTGACGCCATGCTCTACGCCTGGCGAGAATCCCGACACTACACGCATGAGCCTGCTGAGATTGAGCCGCTGCCGGGCAGTCCTGCGTACACGCGGCGTGTTGAGCAAGCAATCATCGATAAACTCGAGCGGCGATTAGATAACGAGGATGGAGAGGCATGGTGGGAGACTCACTACCGACTGAACTAGGCACGCTTGAGAACCTTATCCGACTCGCCGAGGACTACAGGCTTAAACGCCTGAAGATAGGCGACTTCGAAATTGAGTTCTTTGAGCCGAAACGCGCGTCTGGCCAAGGCGTTTCCAAAGATTTGCAATATGACTTTGACGACAACCGAGAAGACGATTTCTACAGCACGATTTGAGGTCTGAGATGCAGCTACAGGAATACTGGTGGGAGACAAAAGATAGGCCGCACGTGCTTGTGTTCGACACTATTGAAAACCTGCGCGAAGAGCAGGACTACAGAGGTGACGACAACCTTTACCATTTGCGCTTATACGGCAACATTGCGCCATCAACGCTTGGCTCGATGTCCGAGTATTCATCTACAAGAAGCGCCTCAAAGCACCGCGTAACGCTCAACGTCATCCAAAGCTGTATCGACACAGTCACGGCCCGCATTGCCAAGAACAAGCCGAAGGCTACTTTCCTGACGAGTGGTGGCGATTACTCAATGCAGCAGAAAGCCAAACGCCTAGACAAGTTCGTACAGGGCCAGTTCTACGAGACCGGCATCTACGATGTGGCTCCAAAAGTTTTCCTGGATGCATGCGTCTTTGGCACTGGCTTCATGAAGATTTACGAAAACCATGGTCGCATTAGCGTCGAGCGAACCTTTCCAGATGAGCTGTATGTCGATGACCTGGAGTCACGTTATTCGGAGCCTCGTCAGCTCTTCCACCGCAAGTTAATCAACAAGGACGTGCTAGCTCATCACTTCCCAGAGCACAAAACGGCTATCATGAACGCCGAACGGGCTGATGAGAATTACGTGGCATACAAAGCAGCTGCACAGTGCGCCGTTGTTGAGGCCTGGCATTTGGAGTCAGCGCCAGGCGCGGGCGATGGCAGGCATGTGATTTGTGTTGATGGCGCAACCTTGCTGGATGAAAAGTGGGAGCGAGGCTTTCCGTTCTGCGTCATCCGCTGGAGCGAGCGCCTGCTGGGCTACTTTGGCCAAGGCTTAGCTGAGCAACTGACAGGCTTGCAGATTGAAATCAATCGGCTGCTGAAAAACATCCAGGACCAGATGCACCTGGCTAAGCCAAAGGTGTTTATTGAAGCCGGCAGCCAAATCAGCAAGGCGCACATCAACAACGAGACCTGGGGCGTCATTGAGTACCGCAACAACCCGCCGCAGTTCTTTGTGCCTAAGACTGTCAGCGGTGAAATCTTCAGCCACCTCGACCGACTGTTTAACCGCGCCTACGAGATTGCCGGTATCTCCGTCTTGTCTGCTCAAAGCAAAAAGCCCGCAGGCCTAGAGTCAGCCGTAGCGCTCCGAGAGTTTTCAGACATTGAGTCAGAGCGCTTCATGATAACGGCGCAAGCTTACGAGAGGCTGTTTCTCGATGCTGCCAAGCACATGATTGATATCGCTCGAGACATGATGGTGCGTGGCGAAAACCTGAGTGTCATCAGCCACGGTGATAAAGACATCGAGCGCATCGACTGGAAGTCAGTAAACCTTAAAGAGGACCAGTACGTGATGAAGGCCTATGCCACATCGCTGCTGCCAACGACTCCTGCGGCAAAGCTGCAAAAGGTCATCGAGATGCTCCAGGCGCAAATGCTCACTCAGCAAGAGGCGCGCATGCTTCTGGATTACCCCGACCTCACCGCCGTCAATCAGCTTGCGAGTGCGAGCTACGACGAAATCAACATGGTGATTGAGGACATGATTGAGAAGGGTAGGGTCCATCAGCCTGAACCTTTCACGAACCTGACGCTGGCCATTCAGATGGTTCAGAACGCGTACACGCGCGGGAAGGTCCAGGGTGTGCCTGATGAGCGCCTTGACCTCCTGCGTCGGTATCTTGATGGATGCATCCAGATGCTGACGTCGATGCAAGCCGCAGCACAGCCCACTACCCCACAGGGAGGTGAGGCAGCGGAGGGAGCTGGAGGACCAGCGTTAGGCTCGTTACCAGAGATGACCGGGGGCACTAGCCCTCGACCCATGGACACAATGGAGGAGGAGCTCGTAACCGAGCCGA